CACCATTGGGACTAGTCATTACCCTAGCAGGCAATTTAGTCTGTTCAATCAAATCCAAGTACAATTCAGGATTCTTACCTTCTTCCCAACGTCCTACAAATAGTACACCTTCTCTTGGCTTATGATATTCTTTTAATAAATCACGTTCAGTAATTGGAATGGGAAGATGCCATGCTCCGTTACTCATATTAAGTTGGTTGAACTTGCTTTGTGTTCCAATCCAAAGACTGTCACATTCAAGTTGCTTACGCATCATACCATTTGTAGAATTTAAGAATGGATTCTTTGTGTCTTTAAAGATTTGACTCTCTAAATGAGTGTATCCAATAATTTGAATACAATCTTCAAGACCCATAGTTAATGCAACCTGTATAGTTTCATAGGTGTTACAAATGAACGCATCATATAGATTGCTGGACAAAGCCTTAATAACTGCATTACGAAAGTTAGCCATACGCTCATAACAGAATGTATCGCCATACATAAAGATATTGCTATGTGTCGTATATGGTAGTGAATCTAATGGGGCAATAATATTTGCTTTCAATGATTTTACAAATTCATTATCTTTGGGTTCTTTATCAGTAATGATATCAACCTTGATGTTATGCTCATCCATTAATTCACAAAAACTTTTTGCGAATTGACCTATTCCTCCATGTGGTATGAGTGTTTGATAACTAACTAAAAATCCAATTCGTTTATCGTAAGTTCTCATCGTTTTAATAACCAAATTAAGTGTTCATCTTTGTCGTGCCAACGCACTTCAGGTGAAAAGTAATCACCGTCTCTCCAAAAAGCAATACCTTTATATGCAAATTTAAACCAAATTCTTTTACCTGAATAGAAACATTTTCTAGGTATAAAAGCAAACTTAAGATTCCATGATGCTCTTTCATAAAAGGCCTGTATAAATGGATAAGGGTATCCTCTGTACCCAGTATCATAGTCATCATCTATGAACATTAGGTTCCCCACTCATTTTTGAATAGGTCACATTGGAGGCGGGCACTGTATCTCCAGCCTAGTGCCATAGCATGGCTAGCCACAGACTTGGTATTCATTTGATATTTCTCAAAGGTGCCGCCAACTGGCATTAGATATACCGATCCAGTAAATCCTTTATTACGATATTCTTTTACTGCTTTTTCTGCTTCTAATACATCATCTTCAGATGCTACGACAAATTTTAAATATACTACGCCTACTGTTTCGTACTGATGAATAACATCTGGGCATATTGCATCTTCCCATTTCTCGCCACTAACACTAAGTTTAGGACTAACACTAAAAGTTAATGAACTTTCGTTTCTACTATTTTTCCAAGTTTTTAAAAAATCAACAAAATCAGAACTTAAGTACTGTGTTCCATTAGTTTCAAATGTCAATTCTTTAAGATTTGCCATTTTAGAATGGCTTAATAGTTCAGGATATAACTGTTGCCAACCTAATAACGGTTCACCACCCGTGATAACCAAGTGCTCATCCACCCAATGATTATATGGCAATATATCCATAATGCGACTAACAATATCATCGGTAGTGTAATAATCACTAAGATGTTTGAAACTAGGGTCCCAAGATGCATAACTATCACATCCTGTGCTGACAAGCGGTAAGGATTTATAATCTTTATAATTGTTGATAAATTGAGCAACTTTGATTCTCTCTTCACTTAATTGTCCTTTAGGCATACCAAATCCTGCACATTTAAAGTTGCAACCAAATGTTCTAAGAAACACACTAGGCACACCCTGATATTTGCCTTCGCCCTGAATTGAATAAAATAATTCAGAGATTTTTAATTTATTCATATAAATCCTCGTTCCATTCCCTATGACCTTCTCTAAAAGCCATATTACTTTGTGTTTCCCTAACTTCTACTCGATAGCACCATAATCTTTCACTCTCAATCTTGCCTAACATATCCGGAATATAAACACCATTTACATATTTATAGAGCATATCTGCTAAGCCTTCACATCCTAGTCTAGGCAGAATTGTTAACTTTGCTAAGTTCTTTTCTTGTAATAATTTAAAAGTTTCTAATTCAGGGTCATCAAGTGCAACTAATACCGTATGGTCGAACTGATCCTCGAGGATTTTCTTTAATTCTTTTAAACCACCGTAATCCATTGCCCAATTGCGAACATCTAATTCATTAGTGCCGAAATAAAATTTCATACTAAAACTATATCCATGTATGAATTTACAGTGGCTATTTGCTCTCCATTGCCGATATGCACACGGGAAAGAGTCGTGATATTCTTTAGTAGAAGTATATTTATAATTTACAGGTTGATAAAGCATAGTAGTCCTTTACGAAATAAGTATAACACAGGTAATTCAATTTATCAAAAACAATAATACCCAACGTTATTTCATAATAAACCTTTGTTTTTCATATCCTCTCGTATTGCAGTACCGGATATTTTATGTACTTCATCAGATAATTCTATTTTGTTTATTTTGTAACCCACATCTCTACCATAAACTATTTCTACAATATTAGGAACAACTACTATTTCATATTGCCCTTGATATAAAGGATCTAAATCTCGTTTAATAAATCCTTTTACTTGTTCTATTGCAAATGGGTTAGAACCTTGCCAACCGTTACAGTCACGAATCATAATACACACTTGTCCAGTTTTCATAATCGCTTGTTCAAATAATGCACGATGCCCTTGATGCCATGGTTGCCAGCGTCCCAGCATTTGTACTGTTTCTTTTTTCCAATCAAAGATAGGACGCCGACGATCATTTAATACATGATCTCCTACTATCTTTACCCATTTTTCAGCATTTTGTTCGGTTATACGAAAATCATAAGTATCGGGTGGAGTAAAAATTTTATTAGTATCTTCATATCTACCTGCATCAATAGTATCAATCCAAATAGTCCAGTCAGCCTTAAAATTGTGACGCATTTCGGGAAGAGGCGCCACGAAGTCGCAAATAACAAAGTCACCAGTGCATTTCAGTGCAAATTCTAACATTCGTAGACTTTGCCGAATTCTTCCTTCTTTACTAAAATCCCAATCGTTAAATTTTTTACGAACATCGTCTGCATTAAACCAGTCTACTTTTGCTTTAAACTGAGTTGGCACTATCTCAGAACTTATCCATTTATCACTTGAAGCATTATGAATGTTACTGTTATCTTCTAAATATTTTTTTAGGTGTTCTGCAAAATATGTTTTGCCGGATCCAGGAATACCCATTATTAGAATTCTCTTAGCCATTATTTTCCTTTATTATGCCCTTCTGCATCTGCTACACGTTTTCTCAGGCTGCTTGAACTAAAACTGTGATCTCTTCCGTTAAATATTAACTCTATATTTCGGCGTTCACATATAGCCCTTCCAGTAAAATCTTTTTCCATATATTCTACTCCCAATATACGAACGTCAACAGGTAGTGTTAGTAAAATATCTTCCAAATCTTTTTCCGTATTATATACCACAATTTCATCAACGAATCGCACCGCTGATAGTTGAATTTGTCGTTCTACAATACTTTGAATCGGTGCGTTTTTTTCAGGTCTATCCCAACTAGCATTATTTTGTAATGCTGCAATCAAATAATCACAATGATTTTTTGCCTCCGCTAACATTGCAACATGACCTGCGTGTAGTAAATCAAATTGACTAAAAGTGATTCCTATTTTTAATCCTTTTTCTTTTAGTTCACGAATTTTATTAAAAATCATTTTGACAACGTTCTCCACATCATCTTTTGTTCATGTTCTTTTATAAATTCTTCTTCACCACTGAAAACAGGACTGTCTTCTAAAATTGAATTAAGAAGCCATTTTAGTCTATGTAAATCTTTCTTAATTTCCCATTGATTGTAACCATCATTATATGAATTATTTAATTCTACACCAGCCATATAAATTTGATGGTTGACACTATTATAATCTAGCGGTTTTCTAAATCCCATTTTTATTCCCTTTAGAACAATTGCAAGGAGTTCTTCCTTGATTACATTCACCTTTACACTCGGGCATATCTTTAGTTACCCATTGTACTAAAATAACGATAGCAGTTATTATTATAATAATAAGAACTGTAAAAAAGATTGAAACTTCTAACATAAAGAAATCCCCTTAATCTAAATCATTTAATGTGACCATACGCATAAATTCTGCTCTTGCTGCATGGTCTGTTTTGAATCCGCCACCTAACTTAGAAGTTATAGTAGATGCTGAAGTATCTTCTACTCCCCTGGAGGATACGCATAAATGTGTAGCATTAATAACTACTGCGATATCATCCGTCTCTAAAATATATTGCAATGCATGAAAAATTTGTTCAGTAAGTCGTTCCTGAATTTGAGGTCGTCTACTAAAATATTCCACAATTCTAGGCATCTTGCTAAGTCCTAGTACTTTATTTTTAGGAACATATGCTATAGTAGCCTTCCCTACAATAGGTAAAATATGATGTTCGCATAATGATTGAACTGTAATGTTCCTTTCTACAACCATTTCATCATATTTCATCTTATTTTCTACAGTAGTACATTTAGGAAAAGCCTCATAATCAAGCCCCCACATTGTTTCATTTACTACCATTTTTGCCCAACGCTTTGGAGTTTCAGACAAACTATCATCACTAAGATCAAGACCCAATATATTCATAATATGAGTAAAGTGTTCTTCAATCTTAGAAATCTTTAGTTTACGATCAGTGTTGGTGTCAGTCTTAGGAGTTTCTACACCCATTTTTAATAGGTGTTCGTGTACTTTTTGACCCAAAATAGGATCTATTTTTTGTTTGTTGAATGACATTTATTGAATCCTTCCTTAAACGGATATGAAATTTGAAATATAATCACCGTTGTGCGATTATGTTATTATTTATCAAAACAGACAATATTGCAAGATAAAAGGGGACTTAAGTCCCCTTTTAATCACACAGTTTCTTTTACTTCAGCATCAACTATGTCATCTTTTGCGTCAGCAGTTTTCTTTTGCTTTATATCAAAAATTGGCTTAGCCTTAGTAAAAAGTTCAGTGACAGATTCGGTTATCTTATCCTTGTCATCTGATTTTAAAAGTTCTTCTACATTTTTAACTTGTTCATTGAACAGTGTTTTATCTTCTTCGGACAATTCATTTTCAACTTCGGAATAATCAGATTTTAATGTATGCAATTGACCTTCAGCCATATTTCTCGCTTCGATCAATTCACGCTGTTTTTTGTCTGATTCAGCATTTACTTCTGCATCCTTAACCATGCGTTCGATTTCTTCTTCACTTAGACCTGAACTAGATTTTATAGTAATCTTGTTTTCTTTACCGGTGCCTTTATCTTTTGCACTAACATGCATTATACCGTTCGCATCTATATCAAGAGTAACTTCAATTTGCGGAGTTCCTCTACGTGCAGCAGCGATTCCTTCTAGGTTAAATTCTCCCAATAACTTGTTGTATTGAAATAATTCACGTTCGCCCTGACCAATTTTAATAGTGACGGCTGGTTGATTATCTTCGGCTGTACTAAACACTTGACTATGCTTGGTAGGTATAGTTGTATTTTTATTAATCAGTTTTGTAAATACACCGCCCATTGTCTCTATTCCCAAACTCAATGGAGTAACGTCTAGTAGCAATACATCTTTGCGATCACCGCTTAACACACTTCCTTGAATTGCAGCACCTGCGGCTACTGCTTCGTCTGGATTAACGTCTTTACGAGGAGATTTACCAAAAAGTTTTTCTACTGCCTCTTGTACTTTAGGCATACGGGTCATACCACCCACTAGAATTACTTCGTCAATATCACTAGGTGATACTTTTGCATCTTTCATTGCAATCTTGCAAGGTTCGATACTACGCTGAATTAATTCTTCTACCAAACTTTCAAGTTTCGCTCGACTAAGTTTTACATTCAGATGCTTAGGCCCACTACTATCAGCAGTGATATAGGGTAAATTAACATCAGTTTGAGATGAACTGCTCAACTCTATTTTGGCTTTTTCTGCTGCATCCTTCAGTCTCTGTAATGCTAGTACGTCTTTGGTAAGATCAACCCCTTGTTCGCGCTTGAATTCATCGATAAGATAATCCATAACTCGTTGATCAAAATCTTCTCCGCCTAAAAACGTATCTCCGTTAGTAGATAATACTTCGATTTGTTTTTCTCCATCAACGTTTGCAATTTCAATAATCGAAATATCAAATGTACCGCCACCCAAATCATATACGGCAATCTTACGATCTCGCTTATCTTCTTTATCAACACCATATGCAAGTGCCGCTGCTGTGGGTTCATTGATAATACGAAGAACTTCAAGACCGGCAATTTTGCCTGCATCCTTAGTTGCCTGACGTTGACTATCATTAAAATATGCAGGTACCGTGATAACTGCTTGTGTAACTTCACTACCTAAGTAATCTTCAGCAGTTTTTTTCATCTTTCGTAGTACTTCTGCACTAACTTGGGGTGGTGCTAATTCTTTATCATTTGCGTTGATCCATGCATCACCGTTAGTCGCCTCAACAATTTTATAAGGCATCAAGTCAATATCTTTTTGCACCGCTTGTTCTTTGAACTTACGACCAATCAACCGTTTAGCAGCATAAATTGTGTTTTGGGGATTAGTAATCGATTGTCTTTTTGCACTAGCACCTACTAAGATTTCATCATTCGTATATGCTACAATACTAGGCGTAGTTCTAGCGCCTTCACTATTTTCAATTACTTTAGTTGAACCATTCTCAAACACTGCAACACAACTATTTGTTGTGCCTAAATCGATACCAATTACTTTGCTCATGTTTTCTCCTTTCAAAAAGCAAGAATTTATTGTAGAACCTGAAAGTTCAGCGTTCATGTATATTTATACCATGATAAATTATTATTCATTAATAATGTTTTCAGAAGGAAACAATTCCTCATATAATTCCGGAATAAAAAATTTAATATTTCTATTTCTAAAAATATCAGACTTTTTTATAAATTTTCTTAAAATTTCTAGTTGTTGTATATCTGAAGTTTGCGGAACTGATAATTCAATTATTAATTTGTCTATTAGTACACTTAAGTGCTGACTAGTTATCTGTGATTTTAATAATTCTAATTTTTCAATCCCCACTTTTCTATATGTTAGCGGGAGAACATCCATACGTGCATATTTTGGAAAATCAATATTATTAAAAGAAATCGACGGATACTCACTATTAGTAATTTCTTTCCAAAATTTAAGAATTTGGTCTAGATGAATACAATTAAATGCACTAGGAGTTAGACTTAAACATGTGTTGACATTAGAAATTTCTAATAATTTAGATAGATTTAATTTTACTTTTTCCCATTTAATTGGATATCTTATATAATCATTTATAGGTCCAACACCATCTATAGACACTATAACAGTAACTTCTCTAAAACTTGCTAAATATTTTGCAATATTTTCTATATTTGTAAGATTAGTTACAAACTCTATATGCATATTTTTACTTAGATTGTTCTTAACAAAATAGTCTAATAATATTTCATAATTTTCTTCTATGGTCGGTTCGCCACCGATAAAAGTTATTTGTTGTATATTTTTTATGCTAGTAGCCAAATACATTGTATAATTGATATCTGACATTACAGATACATATTTTTTAGTAACTTTAATATCATGAATATATTCAAATTCATCTTTCCATAAATTACTAGAATGAGGATGGCATGTCATGCATTTGCTATTGCATTTATTACCAGTTCCTAAATGCAATAAGTATATATCATCAAATGTCAATACTGATTTTATGGATTCAGGAGCATGAACTCTACTACTATGTATTTGTCTTAGTGATGGTATACCTTGCAATTCATTATCGCTACACGATTTACATTCTGAAGGCCACACATCTTGTGATAACTGTTCTCTTATTTTAACTATTTTAGGATCATTTAGTCGCTTAGACAAACATTCTTCATTTATTATAGGAGTAGTATCAGTTGATTTAAAATTTACAACGTTACAGCATGGTTTAAATTCAGAATTATTATTAATATATGCCCCGTTATGTACCAATGCACAATACATTATATTATCCTATTAATTTTTTTCATATACTGAATTATACTGAGTATTAACTCTAACAAACGTGGTGCATTTACTTAATTGCTTTAATGTAGGTGCCCCCACATAGGTACATGCGCTACGTAAGCCACCTAATATGTCTAGTACGGTTTTTTCTATAGGTCCTTTATAGGGAACTTTTACCGTGCGGCCCTCAGAACTACGATATTCTGCAACTCCACCTTGATGTTTATTCATAGCAGTATCAGAACTCATACCATAGAATTCTACAAACTTTTTTTCTATTAAATTAGGTATAGGAGGGATTGCTACAGGCAGATTTAAGTCAAATATATAGTCACCAGTGGGTATCCATTTACTAATTATTTTACCTCCGCCTTCATCATGACCGGCCAACATGCCACCTAGCATTACAAAGTCTGCACCTGCGCCAAAGGCTTTAGCAACGTCGCCAGGACAAGTGCAACCACCGTCAGCGATAATATGTCCGCCAAGACCGTGTGCAGCATCAGCACATTCGATAATGGCTGATAGTTGGGGATACCCGACTCCGGTTTGGATACGAGTAGTACAAACACTGCCTGGACCGATTCCAATTTTAACAATATCTGCTCCACGTAGAATTAACTCCTGTGTCATGTCTGCGGTAACAACGTTGCCCGCAATGATAATATGTTTGGGATAACGTTCGCGTACCTTAGCAACAAATTTACCAAAATGTTCGCTATACCCATTAGCCACATCGATGCAGATAAAATGTAGTTCTGAGTAAGTGTTTAGAATTTGTTGTAGTTTAGTCCAATCTTTGTCGCCTATACCAGTACTTACAGCACAATAATTATCAAAAGTAATTTTTTGATTATTAACAAAGTCGTCTAGTTCATAACTTTTAACTAGACAAGTAAACATACGATGTTCGTACAACGATGCTGCTACATTAAACGTCCCAACACCATCCATATTAGCAGCCATGATAGGGACTCCGGTCCACTCTGATCCACTATGCTTAAACTTATATGTACGATTTAGATCAACTTCTTTGCGACTCGAAAGTGTACTGCGCTTAGGTTGGATAAGTACATCTTTAAAGTCTAGTTTTACACCTGATTCTATTCTCATATTTTCCACCATTGTTCATAAGGAAAATCGACCCATACATCATTTTCTGCTTTATTAATCTCAATAGCAGAATAGTCTATTTTAATTTTACATTTACTTGAAAGATTATCTACAATTGTTAGAAATTTTACATTATTATTCCATACCTCATTCCAATGAGGATCTTTAGGTAAGCAGTTAGAAACCCAATCATCTACCAACCAATTTATAGTAGCACCAGTATCATTTATATCATCGATGATTAAGATATTTTTAGTAAACACAGAATCAAAATTTTGAAAAGTCTCATCTGGCTGTCCTAACGGGACCAAGCCGAATGCATCTTCTGCCATCCAAATATTAGATTCATTGTTTTTTCCATTGTCTCGCAAAGATACTTGTAAAGCATACATCGGTATATCGAAATATTGGCTGATCATTACTGCAGGAATCAATCCTCCCCTAGTTATGCCTACGATATAGTCAGGTTTCCACTTCGACAAAGTTATCTGCCTGCACAAATCACTTACTAATTTTTTTAAATCAGATTGACTAATAGTTAACTTATTCATATTTTGAGTCTTTAACAAATTTCCTATAATCAGATGACATACGTAAATATTGCTCCCCGTTATCCTCTAATATGTCACATATGCGATCAATAGTTTTATCATTGTAACTACTAATCTTACCCATATTAACATGAGGTTTTTTCAATAAGATTTCTAACTTTGACAGTGCGTCTTCCAAAGACCATGGAATATACATACGGTCATGATCGTTAGCAAACGTTTCCGGAAAACTGCGATATGCTGGATATAACACATTACATCCCAATGCATCTGCTTCACTAACCGTATTACTTACCCAATCTTGTAATGCACAGTTGAAAACTACTCTGCTATTATTTACGATATCATAGTATTCATTTTTATCCAAATCTTCATATACAGTTAAAAAACCCTTTTCAACTAATTGATGAGTTCTTTTCATGTAACTTTGATTATTCGATTTTAATTTACCGCCGCTACATATTACAAATTCAGTATTAGATTTTGGATTAGATTTCTTATACTCCTCAATAAGATCCATATAAAAATCAGGTTGCTTTTCTTGGTCCCAGCGGGCAGAGAATACTACACGCATTCTACGGTCATTGAATGATTTTATTTTACCGTTAACTCTACCAATTACTTCATCTTTACCGAATGCTAAACCACTAATATTATAGATAGGAGCAGTCCATCCAGCAATACGCATATGAGCAACCATTTCTTCATTTGTAGCGAGGATACCGTCCACAAACTCATTAACCATTTTTTCGTAGAGTCCCATCCATTTTGCCATACCCCATACATGAACAAAGTCATCAGGATCAATGGATTGAGCAAGACACCTAACAAAAATACGGGGACGTAAATTACTAGGGACCTGATCAAGTATATAAGGTAGACTTTCGATACCGGGTTGAAACATGTCCTCAAAGAATACAACATCTTCACTTGTAACTTCTCCTGCTTTCATCATCTTAACTAAATTCATAATTTGGCTCATACCGAAATATGACCTACCATGAGCATCTAGTACTTGACCAGTAACAATTGCTTTATCATTACTTAGTGTTTCACCTGGTACAATAACATAATTAATGCCTCTACGCTTGAAAACTTTTTCGTTCCAATCTTGTAATTGTAGAGTATACCGAGCGACATACGGCTCAAGACTCATGTAATATAATTTACGCATCACGCCTCTCTATATCTTCTTCAACGCATTTTTCACCATATTGTACTTCTAATATATGACAATATTCTTCAGAATTATTCTGACCCTGATGCCAAATACCAGTTTCTATAAAATAGGTTTCATTTGCACATTTCGACACAGTGATTATATCATTTTCATAGATAGTTACAATGTCTACTTTACCCTTTAATACGTACCAATGCTCGCCTCTAAAATTATGTTTTTGCATTGATAAACTTTTATTCGGTTCAATTACCAGTTCTTTAACTTTATAATTTGGTTTATCATCTAAAACTCTATACCAACCCCATGGTCTTTTATATTTTGGATTTTTCCATTCTTCTAGAATCCAACTAGAACTATTCTTTTTTATATAACCACCTACCCCAAATTTAAATGTTAGATTAGCGTCTACAAAATTTATTTCGGGTATATTTGTATCTGTTCTATCTCCGCCGTTGGCGAAAATAATTTCTGAATCAGGATACATGTGTCTAACACTTTTTATAGCCTCTATACTAGAATTATCATCATCATTAAATGATAAACAGTGGTCTACCATTTTTAAATTTTCTACTATAGATTTTCGTTCTACAAATGGCATAAAAGGTTGACCTTTTTTACGAGTCAACCATGCATCAGAATTAAGTCCTATTATTAAAATATCACCTAATTCTTTTGCAGATTTAAAATAATCAATATGACCGGAGTGCAGTGGATCAAAGCCCCCGGTCAATACTACAACTTTATTCGGTTTTTGCATCAGTTTCCCAACTATCCCTCACGGTTTTCCCTTGAAGGTATTTAGTAAACTGACGATATGTATAACTTTTATTGTTATACAAATCCTTTTCATCATAAACATATCCATAGTCCTTGCAAAAATCTAGATATTGTTCTAGATCATTAAAAATTTCACGGACACGGGGATTTACTTTGATTTCAGGTTTTGCCATTGGTATTCTCCTTAGATGGCTAGTTAAATTAAGTTTAAATTATTTAGAGTAATAAATCGTTGCACCATTTTCATTATCTTCTGAGACAGTGATAATGATATTACGATTGGGATACCGAGTAGCAATTATCTCATAAAGATCATCACTAATCATTTCACAAGATTTGAAGTTTAGCTCAAGTGTTTTTGTAGAATAAAGATTCTCTAGCCAACGTTTAAATTGAATAAATTCAATATCTCGGTCATTGTGAAATACTTCAATCGACACTTCAAAATGAAAGATGTGCCGATGTGGAGTTCCTAAAAAACTAACGTCATACTCATCTCCCGTTTTTAGGGAGAGATCAGTTGCCGCAGCCGGGTACATATGAATACCCTCTTTTTGAAAGCGTACAAAGATAGTACGCTTTGCAGCGTCTTTAATTTTGTTCCTAACTTCTAACATTGCTTGTTCTCGTTGAGTTAACATAGTAGTATTATATCATTCAAAAAAAGAATCGTCAACTAAATGAGGTAACATTACTTCAGTAATCCATTTTCTATGACCCAAACCATTTAATGTTTGATTTTCTCTAAAGCATTCAGTATTATCCTTAAGATAACCAACCATTGAATTATTGGGTGATATAAAGGTACCGAAATCTAGTTGAGAATACAAATATCCAACAATATCATATTTTTTAAATAAAGTGAAAGACTGAATCAAAGAATCTAATGCGAATTGTTGATATAATTTTATACCTTTTTCTTTACAAAAAGATTGCAATAATATCATATTTTCAAGACTATCATGTGCATCGAACGCGGTCATAGTCTCTTTATTTTCGGATCCCATTTGATGTAGTTCGGTAATTAAATTAATATTATCATTAATATAAGGTGAGGTTATAAACCAACCACCATTTTTATTATATTGAACTGAATTTATATCGGTAGCCAATGAATAGATTATATTTTTTTCTTGTGCTTTGTTTTCCAAATCACCGAATTGCAAGTGCCATGACTGGGTAGAATTTTTCCAATTATCTATTAATTTGTCAATTAATTCTTTATTTTTTATGTAAAACGTTTTAGTAGTAGGGTCTGACCACATTACAAAAACACAAATTTGATTTGGTTTATATCCCTGATCTAATGAACTACAAATAGCATTAATTATCTTTTTTTGTATTAATTTTTGACCTTGACTAGTAAGACCGCGATGGTCAAATGTAATATCAGAACTAGTACGTTTTATGTAATTTTCTAATTGGTTAGGCCATACGTATGGAACTATAATGTCACTGAAGCCACAACCACCAGTTATGATTTTTTTATACTGCATTATTTACCTATCATCTAAATTAATTCTTTCATGATCTTCTTCCCATTGCAGTTTCCTCAATCTAGCCAATTCTTGTTGGTTAATCAATTTTTGCTCAAGTAATTCTTTATAGTTCAGTGATTCTTTAGTAAGATTATTAATTTTTTTATTTTGTTCTTCTATTAAAATCTCAAGTCTACGAATTTTATCAGTGTGCATATATCTCTCCGTAATGTATTATTTCCAGTAAGGACCCCAAACAAAATTTATCAATGACCATCTTGTTCCGAACGTTATTAAACTAACTGCATGAGAATAAAAACTAGGAAATGATATCAATGTTCCTCTTTTCTTAGGCATAGGGTTACCTAAAATAGTAAAAACCCCACCTTCGTAATCATATTCATCACTAAGTTGCACTATAATAGTAAATTTTCTATCTATTTTTTGTCCACGCGATGCACCGAAATAATCAGCATGGGGATTAAAAAAGTCCTGAGTTTTGTAACGTTTTACAATATAAGGTTCGACAAAATCAATGTCAAAACCATGAAAATCTACGATCTCTTTCCAATCTTTTTCAAAGATATCTTTTACATAATGGTTTTCAGGCAAGGTACAATCATCATATTTTAAGCGGTCCGTTACTGAACTATATTTTGGTATACCAGGTTTAACGTGTTGGACACCATATTCGATTAATTCATTGCATACATTATCTGAAAGAAAATTTTCTTTAATAAGAATTTTGTCTTTTAAGTTCCAAGTTATATCAGGCTTTCGAATGATTTTCATTATCTATACTCCCCAAAATCTACAGTGTGATAGTCGGCATGAACTCACTATGTTCTATATATCAAATGTAGTTATAGTATATACTTATACTTAAAGTCATGCAATTTTTTGTATTTTACCAAAATCGATACTACCTTTCTTTTCTAATTTAAAAAATTAGTTGTGAACTGAATTTTGCGATTCTTCTAATGTTTTATTATGAATGTAGGTAACATATTATTCTCCCAATACTTTTTGTATTAGAATATAATCTTCCGCAAGCATTTCCTCAACTTATTAGTCATTGTTTTCTATTTGAAATAATCGATCAAACATAGTTATAGCGTTTATAGTTTTTTTACCACTAATACCCTGACTGCCCGACTGCATTTGCATCCATAGCTTACTATGCGCTTTTATCAAATCCAAACTCTGTTGTCTATCTTTTAGACTAAAGATTTTATCAATAATATTACCAAAATGGGTATCATCAAACTTGTTCATAATCATCTTAGGCATAATACCTTGTTCATATTTACGGTTAGCTTCTTGCACCGCAGAAATATGTTGATACACGTTATGTGCTTGTAGCATTGTATAACTCAATGTATCCCAACTAGTTTTAGTTTCTTTATTATGTGCGCCTAAAAATCCATGTCCTCGGTAACAGAGATCACCTATAGTCATTCTATTAGAAACTGGGCTATCCGCAAATAAATTATGAATATTATCGGCTAGAACTGCATCTCTAAATTTTCGAGTATCGCCTGCATAATTCTTATTTTCCGCGGTCTTTTCCATACTATAAGACCATTTTTTATTATGCTGTATATTTGTATTAAAATACGCTAATCCTTTTGCCGCACTGAAAAAGGGACTAGCACAATCAAATGTGATTTTAAAGTTAGGATTATGATATTTTCTAACTGCCTTTTGTATATCGGTAAACAATACGGCATATTCCATAATACTTACACCTAGACAATGCAATAGATCGTGTTTACCTTCTACTAGTAGACCATCATGAATTATGCCTACAATACGTCGTAGCATCAACTCGACATCAATCTTATTTTGCCCACCGAATGCCCAACCATTAAAATGATTGTCAGGATAAATTTTAGGATCACAATACTTTTTCATCTCATCATACCAATGATCACTGTCAGTATGTGTCAGTCCTTGCATTACATTAAGGAATTTACAATTTCCATTTCTATTATTAATGAAATATTCATTATTAATGTGTGTGGCTTGTACAGCATCAGCAAGATTACGAATTTTATGTTGATCAAATGCTTTTGTATTTCGATAACTTTCACTAGGAACATCAAGACACATACCATAATCCATGTATGTGTCCATCCAATTCAGTACTTCTTTGCGCTTTGCCATTGCTTTAGGACAGTTAATATCCTTCCAATCAGCAGGCCATTGCCCCTTAAGAATCTGAAATCCACCACTATCACCTAGCATGAATGTACCAGCTTCTCGCTTTCGTATAATACTTTCAGCATTATCTATAATTGTAGTATCTAAATTAGCATGTCCTGCGCTATACAGCCCCCACTTATAAGTGTATAGACCTTGCTTACTATTAAGAAAATTCAAACATTCAACGTCACCGTTAAACCCTTTAGGTATTCTGGCGGCATCAAAATAATTTTCACCTTCTCTTTGTTTACCTAAACCACTAATAAAAAAACTAGACACTGCCGGTAAGAACAGTGCCCAGTCTGAATTATGTGAGCCTGAGAGATTGACTTGTTCCATTTATTTACTTAGCAAATCTACAGTTAGAATTTGCTCTTCTATTTTTTTACGCTGTTTTAGCAAATCAGAAAGTGTCATATTATTTTTTGCTTTTTCTTCTAGTTCTTTTTCTTCGCGCATTTTTTGTTCTGCCCAAATAATAATTTGGCTAAGATTGTTATCGATATTAAACGTTATATAATTATCAATGGGAGACCATCCTGATCCATTGCTCACTTCAAATTTTTTTGTAACTCCATTCCATTGAACTGCCCCGGTATAACTAGGCAATGAATGTGTGTTGTCAATTTGATATAATATTGGATACCCGGTATTAACAATTGTTTTAATCATTTCGATTGCGCTGGTAACAGATAACGATACGAGGCTAATCCACTATTTACTGTAATTTCTACAGCACCTTGATCAGAAATTTTAATTGTTTTGTCTCCGGGAAGATCCATAATAGCAGTAAAGACTTTAACTGGCCACTTCCACGGTTGAGCAAGCTTGCCTTTAACATCTGCTTGAAAAACAAAGTTACCACTGTGAGTACTTGGATCTCCAAAGTTAATTTTTAAGTCTGTTCCCACAGTAGTCATCGTAAAATGCTCTTCTTCACTATTCGCGCTTGCTTGTTTCTTTAGTCGCAAGACACCAGCAACACTAGGTTCAAATTCAACGTTCCAATTAGCGCCCTTAAAGGTAAGAGTGCGAATTTTTTCTTCTACGATTGCTTTAACCATCAACCGATAATCATTGATAAAGTCTCCATTTTTAGTTTCGAAATGGATAGTAGTAGGAACATCTTCATTGTCCCTAGTAGTTCTAGTTACTGTAATTTTTGAGTTTTCATCATATTCCTCGAAGCCTATGATAGTTTTTAGTTTGCCTAAGTTGGGCATACCAAAGGTACCGATAAAATCGCTTACTGGATTGTTAAATGTACCAGTCACTACTACACTTTTGTTTTCTGCCATGGCAGAAATTTGAGTCTCTTTATCAGTTCCTACAACTTTAATCAGTTCAATAACTCCCAATCCATGTGTGTGCTGGATCAAGTCTAACAGATAATCTTTCATTTTATATCCTTTGTGTTAAATATTTAAATTACGTCAATGTGTAATATAATGGAATTTATTACAGAAGTCAATAGCAACTTATCCGAACGAAAATAACTCATCAAATGTGCTTTTAGTGTCGGTATAACTACGCAAGTCCCAATTCAGTACGCCTAACAAGTTTTCTATTTTTTCATCAACCAGTGTACGTTCCATTTCACTATCATCGAATGGGAGTTCTACAAACCATTTAGGTAATCTAAGTTCATCAGTAGGATATGCAATACTAGTAAAGTTTAATGGATTTGGTTTTAATTTACATACAATAACTTTCATACCATCGACAATCTTCATAGAATAGTTGTCACTATTCACGCGCCGTAAATAGTTGTAGTTCAATGCTCCACGTACATGCCCGGGCATATTTGCTCTACCAACTGCACTATTCTTTTCTAAATCATAGTAATGTGTTAGTTTATTAACTGATTTGGGGCTGCCTTTAGTCCAACTATCCTGTGACGATAGAATTCTCTTAAAGTCTTTAATAGATTCAATAACATCCTCGCGAGTTTTTCCCTGCTGTATAACCATACTCAATACATTCATCAAGAATTCTTGAACATACTTGGGTGTGTCTGCTCGCTTCAAATCAAGACCCATAGCCTTGATATCACCAAACTTACCATCTGTATCCTTACGCTTACCTTCTTTATCAAAGATATTGATAGCATAGCGTTTTTTAGTGATAAAGATGGCACGATCACCGATTAATTCGCGCCCTGCTTTAATGATAGCACCATTCTTGCGTGGACAATGAAATGCTCTTTCCATGAAAGCAGGAAAACTTTCGTTTGCTTGTTCAGCAATGCCATCATATAAGCCAATACAATTTTCTTTACTCCATTCTAATTCGCCACTTTCAATCTGTGGCTTAAGCATAGAATACGCACTGAAGTAACAACTGTCAGTATCACCATATACAATAGTAGGGCCTTCGTGATTATATTCGCCGGTGACAACTTCGTTGATGGTGCTCATCATGTGCTTAACAATCTGTCGGCCCGACAATGTTACGCTCTGACCAATGCGCTTGTCATAGAATCGGCAATGTTCATTCAATAGTGCGCCATATGCACTGTTGAGCAAAATCTTACGGACAAGTTGTCGTTTGTCATAATACTCAAACATATCAGTACCATAACTTTCTTTTGCTTGCTTTTGAATGCTCTTTCGTTCAGTATACCAGCGTGTAAGTAGACCTGGAATAACACCTTCTTGGTCATATCTAAAGATTGTTCCGTTAGCACTTAAAATATAGGGTTTATGACTATCAAAGATAAGTTTCCATATTTCTGCTGCGCTCATTTCTACACTGCGACCATCTTCATAGTCAAGCGTAAGCATAGTACCACGCTCTTGGTTCATGATCGCAGAGTATTCTAATGCACCAAATAATCCTTCCCATAGAATACTACCGGTTACATCTTCATCACCCTCTTTATATCGTTTCTTTTCGCTGGCTAACTTCCTACCTTTGTCTTGCATGTACTGGTTAGTAAGTGTTTGTCTGACTTGCCCGACAATTGTCTCTGGGGCCATGTTAAGAGCGCGGATTGCTGACGGGTAGAGACTGTTGATATCGACTGCTCCCACCCATTCGTGGATGCCCCTTTTGGGCGTAGCAACATAGGCACCTGCCGCTTGTTGTTCATCACTATGATTTTCCTTTCGTTTTTTGTCTGGAACTACTAAACCTCTTTCATGAGCCTCGTTCATGATTGCCATTTCAATCATTGCAACAGACCCCATGACTGTGGGCAATAGCACTGTGTTTTCATGTGCAAGTGCATTTGCCAAATCTAAGAACTTAAGTTTATTGTGAATCTTAACTAATAGCATTGTGTCTTGTCGATTGTATTCAATAAACTTTTTAAAGTCTTTGTTATACAATTGATCAAGTGTACCTTCGTATTGCGTTTTATTTTCTCCAACTTCCATTTCACCAATGAAGTCAAGTTTGTAACTATGCCGACTTTCATAGTTATATTTCTTATAAAGTTGTAGATAGTCCATATGAACACGACCTACTAGATCATAGGTAGTTTCTTCTTTACCGAATCGTTCATATGTGCGTGGCTTAGGAAGTTGACCAAGCAAACAGAACTTGCGAGTGTCATCCTTGCTCATTACCCTAGTAACACGATTAACCATATATGGTATATCGTATCCTTCTGAGTTCCAGCCAGTTAATATGTCTGCATCATCAATGAGTTCAAAAAATGTTTCAAACATCTCAATCTCACTACGAAACAACATAGTGTTTGGCATATCATTGACAAGATCCTGAGCAGTCTCATCCGTCATTCCTCGAGGGGGAATGCATAATGTTACTAGTTGATCCATCCAATCTAGATACATACTGATTGCGGTTACTGGATTGAAGGGATCGCTGGTTGGGCTGAATCCTTTATCCGGATCAAAATCTACTTCAATGTCAAAGAAACATGTATGTAATTTAGGAGCATCAACCTTCAGATAGTTTTCTGAAAGGCAACGGAAAACTACATTGATATCACTTTCAAACAATTTCTTGTTTGCGTGAATTCGTCGTTCTTTTTCGAACTCTGCTCGTTTTCGGGTACTAAACTTACTTACAGGATCATTATAAAGGTTGCGATATTTACCTTTAGGATCACTATAATAAAAAGTATAGTTGCAAGGATATTCTTTATATGTGCGCTTACCGTCAGGGGTTCGTTCTACTACGTAGATACGATCACCGTCTCGGTCATGAATAGCATCCACATAACTCATACCGTCTTACCGACTGCCTCGAGGATAGTATTCAAATCTTCATGTTCTTGATTGGCTTGTGTTAGGCTAGCCTTATGTGCGATACGAATTGCCTTTTTCAAAACACTAGGCTTAACCTCTAGTTCTTCAGCAACTGCTTTGATAGTATCAGTCAATCCACCTTGCAGTGTGTCAATTTCATGCATTACTGCCATGCCTTCATTGATAAGTTGAGTAAGTTTAATCTTTTGATCACCGCTAAATGTTTTAGTTGTGGACATTATTTCTCCTTAATAGATTTCAATTATATAACACTTATAGTTGTTTTTCAACAAATTTTTTCACCGTCTTGTACAATCCCGGATTCACATGCAATGCGTGTGGTACAAGATTTTTACGGACATAATTTCGAGTATACTTTTCGTTTTGATTACTCTGATCTTCGCACCAATCAATATTTTTTCTTTTACACCAATCTACTAATTCTGCTTTGGGTGTAGTTAAGAAAGGACGTAATACATTACCTCGTGTCAACTTAGGAACTTTAGGTTTACCATGCATTGCTGACCAAAGATAAGTCTCTACACAATCATCCAAATGATGTGCAGTAATCACCGGGCCCAAAGTAGACAAGAAATTATACCTCTCTTCTCTCCAAAACTCTTCATAACTCATATCTTTTGGTTTTTCTTTATTCAAGATTCCCAAAAACAATGGGAGATTTCTATCAGTGCAGAATTTACCTACAAAATCTAATGCTTTATCACTGTTTTCAGTTCCATGATGATAGAATGCACAAGTAACTTCATGTTTTTTGGATAAAAAATCTACGATAGCAACACTATCCACTCCACCACTGAACGCTACAGTGATATGTTTTGGCAACGGAACTAGAATTTTAATCATCTATGCAGTATAGCATAGATTAACTATGTTTTTCAATAGATTTGGACTAAATATAAGTGTAGTTCGCGGAACGGGAATTCCCAACTACTCTAACGCTTACAAGGAGCAATCAGCATGACTATTTATTACGTTTATGCCTATCTACGAAAAGATGGCACACCTTACTATATTGGTAAAGGCACTGGCAATAGAGCTTGGGCAAGTCATCGCACAAAATCAGACAATAACTACTCTAAGGGCATACCTACACCGTCAACTAATCGCATCATTATATTAGAGGACGGGCTAACTGCGATTGGTGCTTTTGCATTAGAAAGAAGAATGATACGATGGTATGGTAGAAAAGACAATAATACTGGTATATTGCGAAACAAAACAGATGGCGGCGAAGGGCTTGATGGGGTAGTGAGGACTGTTGAGTGGAAAACTAAGATAAGTAACTCAAATAAAAATAAGCCTAAATCAGAAAAACATAAAGAAAATCTATCTAAATCACTAAAAGGAAATATCCCGTGGAACAAAGGGATATCCGGCGTTGCTAGAAAAGATAAACGCAATAATGATATTCATACATTTAAACACAACGATGGCACGGTTGAAGTATGTACTATGTTTGAATTAAGGGAGAAATACGGATTAAATCAACCAAATCTAAGTGCGGTTGTGTTGGGTAGAAGAAAAACCCACCGGGGGTGGATTATTGAAAGATATGATGATTCTGCTCACCGTATATCTTAATATACTTTCCGGCCAGCATGTCGGCCATTGCTTCTATGGGACTTCCGGGATAACTATCTCCTGGTTGTATCATATTTAATTCAGTTTGACGTAAGTGTACCAGTTCATGAAATACTGTTCTTAATATGTCTACCAAATTTCTGTTTTTTACATATACCCATATTTTACTAGAGCCGGATTGATGTGATCCCGTATGATGGTTATCTTGTGCATCTTCTGTATCCTGACTTAATTCTATATCAGGAGTTGTTTTTAATTTTAAAATATTAGTTGCCCATTTAACAAAATTATCTACCTCTTCTTGTAAATCACAAGTAGTTGTTTCATCTAATTTATGTTTTATCCAATCATCAGGAGTTTCTTTATATTTTTTAACAAATAATCTATGTAATAAATCATCACTGATCTTATGTCTTACAGCAATATTCTTCATCAACACATCAATAGAGTCATAATCATGTTTTTCTAAGGTAGGTAATTTTTTTACTAATTCATCTACGGCGGATTCAGATATGTAATTTAAAGGTTTCATATAGATATTTATTAATTGCACCAACTTTTCTTTGCATCACCGTAATATTCTCTAGCGAGATTATTTACTATTAATGCTGTTCGCAAACTATTACCATCTAATATAACATCACCTAACACTCTACCGCCAAATTTATCCCATGCATAGATTATTACTTGATGTTTGTTAGTTTTTTTAACTGCATTTTTAGTAAACTCACTTGCTGCTTTACCTTTGGCATCTTCTTCGACACATTTGGCTCTAAATCCTTTTTCAGGAGTATCTACACCATATATTCTTACTGCTAATTCAGGTTTAAGCGGAGGTGGTAAAAATGGAGCGGATATAACAACAGTATCTCCGTCTGAAACTCTTAAAATCTTTGCGTCGTACATCACACCATTTGGCATTTTTTGTGCGTGTGCCAATTGAAAGAACATAGAGCAGAATATTAATACCATTATTTTTTTCATAATTTAATTCCTTAATAATATTTAACAATATTATCAAAATTCGAAGGCTCACTTTTGAGAGTTCGGTAGCGAATCGAATTACTCAAGGCAGCAGCCGCCTACCCTCGTAACGCAAGTTACGGTCCTAAGGGTATTCTTATATTATTCAATACATAACTCATTTCATGAAAATGGTTAGCAATTTTTTCATACATCAGTTCAGGTGGTCGTTCACTGTACGCCCTGTGTTCCAATGCAATGATTCCCATATCTTTAAAATAACTATTAGATGGCCAGCGTCTATTATTCAATCGAAAGCCATCTATCAATAAGCATTCTTCTGCAATCTGCTGAAATTGTTGTTTTCTAATATCTCTAGTTTCATTTACAGCAGCCATCATTTTCAATGCAATAGCATCAGTGGGTATATTAGGTTGCTCCATATATTTTGCAAACGTATGTACTACAAATGCTTCAATTTCATGTTCTAAGTTGATAGAAATTCTTGCTTCTGTCTCTACAATAACATCGTAACTATGCTTCACATACGTCAAAAAATGTTTCATTTTGCTGTTAAGTTAAACCATGGATCAGTAATAACAATTGTATCTCCCCTCATCATTGCATTCTCAGTATGCAGGTCCCATCCTTGTTTATTAATGTTACCGGTGTGATACAATACTGTCATTAACTTAAATAATATTTCATATTCTAGCATTTCTTTACTAGTAAGATTCAATAAATTATATTTTATTTCTTCATGATTTAAATCATCTCCATAATTTTTCCATGTGTTTGGATTTTTTATAGTGTTAATGACTGTTTTCCATGTAATTTTTCTAGTTGCTAATTCGCTTAATATCCAAACCATAGCCTCTGTGAAACTGCCAGACGGAATAGGGTTTAATCTTTCCATTGAAACCATTATATAGTCTTTACCGTCTACATTAAATATTTTTACCTCATCATCTGAAAATTTAGGTAAGTTTTCATAATTTTGATGTTGTTTACAAAATTCATAAAATTTTATAAAAGTATCACCTGCTAATCCTGCACCTTGTTGATCATCAGGCATTATTATTTTTATAACAGAGCCGGTTCTTTTAGCCCAAACTGTAGCATCTGCACCACTTCCTAACAGTTTGTATCCTGCACTACGCAACGTCGTTCTAATTTCTTTACTAGCCTTAGTATAACTTTCAGCCTCTTCTAGTTCAGGGTGCCAAATTAAATCTTTGCGCCCTTTCATTATGGGCTTAAATCCACGGTTTTTATAAAATTTAGACAGTTTTGCCTGACTTATCCTGCCCTTGTCCCAGGGATACAGTGAAAGAGATATGCCGTCTTGTTTGGCTAGATCCTGCAACAGTTTAATCGCACGAGTGCCTACTCCTGTTCCCTGTGGGTAGGCCTGTATCCAATTTATTTCTACAGTATCAGCTTTGAATATGCTGGTGGCTAGTTCAAATATCACAAACTCCATATCATCACCTTGTCCCCAGGTCATGATACATTGTTTAGGGTTCATTGGGTTACTCTGAAATTGACTATAAACTTTTTTAATAAAGGCTTTGGCCTTGGCCAGCCTGTCATTTTTTAAGTTTAATGTATTTTCTTCGCTCATGTCTAATATTTATCTAGTAATAATAGTCCAAATGTTCACATTACAAATATTTTACCAACACTATCACCTAACACATCATTGAACAATAATTCCATTGTATATGCTAGACTATCTGCTGCTTGTTTTCTTTCACCTTCATCACGATATTCAGGTTTAATATTCATGTACTTAGTAGGATTACCGAATACTTTTCTACCATATATTAAGTTAGTGGGTAGTGGATTTAGTGTTACCTTACCTGTACCTAAATATTGAGCAAACAATTCATATAAGAATTCATATGGACGGCGAATCTGACCACTTGTACTACTTCGTTGTGTGCCCATAGCATTGAATAGTGCGTTGTACTCGGGTTCAAGTTGATATAATATATTTCTACCGGCTGGTTTAGTTGCAGGAACTTTGCCGTAATGTTCGTCAAGTAAATTGTTTACAGTTTGAAAGAAATACTTTTCTGCTTCGCCCCAGGCAGTCCAGTTTTTATTTCTAGAACCTGCTTGTATAGCATGACCAAAACGATGTGCCATCATCCATGGTGTTAGCATTACTTTACTATCGCCTTTGTTACCAACATATACTACAGTGATAGCATCTTCGCTACCGTTAATAATTTCTTCAGCATCTTGACCAAACACTTGTTTAATTTGATCAGGACTCATAGGTCCATGTTCACTATATTTACCTGTACCTTTAAGATGGCTAAAGAATAGTCGGAAGTCATACGGAGTACGTTCAAAAAACTTTGTTGCTTTTTCTATATTTTTTTGGTGTGGTACTAATTTCTTATCTGCACCTGTAAATGGTCCTGGCTTACTAAAGTCACCCATAGTCTTATAGGTTGACAGTGCCATTTCGTCAACATTATTTTTTACTACAGTCATGTGGCCATAATTCCAACCGGGACCAGCAAAAAACCTACCGCCAGACAATTGATCCTCTGTCTCAGCCTCATATATTTTAACACCTTTTGTTCCCGCCATGTAGCCAACTCTAATATGCATCTTGAGTTTTCTTGCTGCTTTCTTCCATTCAACCAAGTTGTAAAATTGTTCTGTGGTTTCATCAACTGTACCTTCCGAAACACTTTGTGGTTCCCATATCATGTTGCCTGTCTTTGTGCCCTTCAATAAGGGCTTAAAGCCGTGGCTCTTATAAAACTTGATTAATTTGGCTTGACTTATTTGTCCTTTATCCCAAGGATAAAGTGTTAATGTGATGCCATCTTCCTGTGCCAGACCCTGTAGAATTTTCATTCCTCTGCTGCCCACACCCTGGCGTAATGGATATGCTTGAAACCATTTAACATCAACTGCGCCACGCTTGCTCATACTAGGTACAAGTTCAAACATTGCCATTTGCTGCTCTTCTCCCTCGCCCCATAACATTACATGATTATTCTGCCACGTGCCAGGAAACAGGGCATATACTTTTTCTATCCATGCTTTGGCTTTTTCACTAGTTGGTGATAATTTTAATGCGGTTGTCTCCTCCGCCACACCTTGTGCGCCACCAAGCCCGATCTTTCCTGGATATAGGGCTCCTGACTCAATACGTTCTCCACCATCAAAATACTTTAGTTCTACGGGTAATGAGTCCCAGCCTAATGCGGCCGCTGCCATAATGCGGTGGTTGCCCTCGCTAACCCAGGCTTCACCGTTATGGGCTACTAACACAAAGGGTGCATATTCTTCACCGTCACGCCCCAATGGTAGTTTACCAGTGTCACGCATTATTTTCATAATGGCTTTTAGATCACCTTGCCTGACATTTTTTTGCTCACCGCGCATGCCCGGTAAACCCTTTAATATGTCAACGGGAATTCGCACATCAGGTCTGACATATGCAGTTGTAGCGTTCATATAAGGAACACCGTAACTATCACGACCTTTAGATTTTGCGTAATCTATTTTACCTTTCAACCAAGATTCATTGGGCACATCAGTAATTAATTTACTTTCCCTAAGTTTGGATCCACTTTCTCTTACACCACCGACACTGTTTAACTTATCTGCTTGCGCTTGTGCAGACTTCCTATCATTAAAATCGCCAGCACCGTACTTGTTTTTCCAAACCTTACGTGATTTATTGTACCCTTTGACTACAAAAAATCTGCTGGTTGCTACACTGCCCTCAACACGCCATAGTGTACCCTCTTGTCCTTCGTTTGCTTTTTTCTTTTTATTCTTAACACAGTTGGGGTACCTTTTACCAAACATGGTTTTCATGCCCTCTTTGTGATAACCACTCCAACAGGCTTCTTCTAATTCTTTTGCTGACACATCGTCAAGATCAGCCAAATCTACATATTTTATAGGTTTGCCAGATAATACTGCTGCTAATGCACGGTGGTTACCATCTACTACCCGATCACCAGATATAACAATTATATTATTACTTAAATCAACATCACGCAGGTGGCGCCTTAATGCCCTCTTTTGATCGCTGTCTAATAGGTCTACTAGTTCATCTGGGTGTTCTGCACGGTATTGGCTCAGTAGTAATATTTTTAATTTATAGTGTGGCATAGACCCAACGGTCAACGGTTTATCCAAGTCACTGCGCCCAACGTAATCCCAAAATATCTCATCACGATCTGGGTAGTCTCCGTTATATAACTTAGATAATGTGGTACTGTTACTATCAAATTCTTCCTGCTCTTTTAATTGCTGCTGCATCCATTTTTTTGCAGCAGGTTTATTAGGCTCCTGTTTTGTAAATTTTAAAAGTTTTTTATAAGCATTTTGTATTTGCCCAGATGTTTCGCCTACGTCACCACTATTGTCGATTACAGATATATGTTCAAAAATTTGAGAGAATTTTCCAATATTATTTTGAACGGCATACCAACTGTCTACTACTATATTGTCTGGCACAGTTCGTTGTCTTTTTTGATTACGTTCTCTTGCTACATCGAGTTGTGTGTTGACAACTACTAAAAAATTATTATATCCCAATATATCAAAGTTAGATTTTAATTTACTTACCTTTTCAAAATCATCACCTGTTCCATCTATAACTATACCCAATCTACCATCAATTGCTAACGTAGATTTGTCGCCGGTTATATCTTTGGCTCGTTGTCTAACTGTATCTCGCCTTTCTTTTTCTTCAGGTGGCATTTTTGGGTCAATATTGTGTTTCTTCATAAGATATTCAAATGCAATATCACTGTTAATATTGACGTATCCTAGGGCTTGCAGCCCTAATTGACGAGTTACAAAACTCTTACCACTTCCCGGACCCCCAATAACAAATACTACTTTAAAAATAGCAGGGTCATTTATTCCTTCGTTAATGAATTCAAGTGCTCTCATGCTCTCTGTTTTTTTAGAATGCTACGTAACATCCATCCATGTTTACCATGGGCATCTATTCGACCGGCAATAAAATCAGCAACACCTTGTTCATTCTCTTGTTCTGCTATAGGAAAAGCCTCTTTCCACATTGACAAAAGTTTTGCATTATCTTGTTCTAATTCTGTTATCATCAATTCTGCACGTGGTATTTTTGTTTGGTCTGGTATTTGACTGAGTTCAGCGAATCTAGTAATACTTCCGGGTGTATAACAGTCTAGTTGACGAATTAATTCTGCTGTTTGATCTATAGCGTTACCGTATACTTCATTATATAGATCACCTAAGAATGCATGATACTGCGGAAAATCGGGGCCCTCACTCACGTTCTTTCCTCAACACAGAACGAATGAACCATGCTTTCTTAGCATACAAGTCGTGTAGTTCAGCCATATAGTTTTCTATGCCATGTTGCTTTTCATTTGCCGCCTCATCAAACATTGATGATACTAATTGAAGCATTGTTTCGCAATCTTGTAATGATTCAGAGAACATAAGTTCAGCACGTGGAATTTTTGTCTGATCCTGAATTATAGACAACTCACTATATCGAGTTAAGCTACCGGGTGTATAAGCACCGAGTATACGAATATACTCAGCAATACGATCAATTGTTCCACTCACATCTCCATACAATGTGTCAAAGAATTCATGGTACTGCGGAAAGTTGGTCCCCTCTACACACCAATGGAATTGTTGCGTTTTAATCGCAAACACTTGAGTACTAGCCAATAACACTTTTAAGTTTTCTACTAACATATTAATCCTTATTCATATATTTATTATTATGATAAATAAAAGTGTAGTTCGCGGCTGGCAGGCCCAACTACTCTAATGCTAAAAAGGAGCACCAGCATGAGTATTTATTCAACCACGGATCATCGTAAGATTTACGAAAC